CGGGGTCAACGAAGCTCGAATACACAGTCAGATCCAATGAAGGAGCTGTCGGTGAGCTGATAAGAGTGAGAGGGGATAGAACATAAATTTGATAGGTTCCAAAGAATCCAGTGTAGTCAGTGGCAGTCGGATCCAGAGAAAGATCAAAATATGAACTTGGTGCGCAATAAGGTATCTCGAAAGAAATGGTCTCGTTAGAATTAGCTGAGACCAAAATCGTTTCAAAATGTCCTGCAAGACAGTACATATCTGCATTGTTGCCAGAACCATAAGTGCTATTTGGATTCCAATGTGGTGCATAGACTACTAAGAGTTTTCCAGCATGAAAGCTAGTCGAATTGAGACGCATCTCAACTTTAACTGCCGACCTGAAATACTTAAATTGCTAAGCTTTTCAATGATATTAGGAGATACCATTAAATCAGATGGATAATAGCCAGAATATAGTAAGGCACCAGTGAATTGTGTACCTGACCAAGTTATATTAGCAGTAAGGTAAGGTCTAGAAAGAACAGCCTTCATGCCTTGATCTGGATAAGGATCAGAATGATTATGAGCTTTAGTTATTTGTGCGTTCATAGTGGTTTTTGCAGTAACAGTATCACGGAAGGAGGTAAGTTCTTTAGTTTCTTGAACTTGAACTTCAACTACTTGACGATCTGTTAATTCACTATTCTTTTGCATTTGTATAGATGGAATTTTAAATCCTTTGATACGTTTCCTCAAAAGAGGAGTCACGTATTCAAAGTATCCAGGAGGACTAGGTTGTCCAACTGAAAAATTATCACCAGTACCAATGAATAGATTATAGTTATGAGCAAATGCAACACCATCACGTTGATAAGTAGTAAAGTTAACACAGGGTAACTCATATAATTCAAGTGTGTTGAATTGTGTACAAGCAAAAGGAAAGACACCATAAAAAGAGATCTCAGCTTCAGTAGCACCACGGAAAGTGGCCAATTGCCAGGTCATACCTTGACGATCAGCCCAAGTGTGGGAATCATCTTCAGCTGGACCTTCAGGGGTGACTACATAATTACTTAAACTCATTGCACACATATAATCGGAATCTTGAGACAATGCTTTATATCGGAAATTCCCTCTCTGGAGCATGAATGAGTGCATAAATACATTAAAAAGAGTATTTGGGTAACCATAGTTGTATGGGGTCCAAGGATTAAATGAAAAATTCATAATAGTC